TTCAGGCCACGAACTTTCTCTAGTGTCAGCGCCCAAACGGGGTAGTCAGTCCGGTGGTCGGCCACTGTCCGAGGTAGTCAAATGAGCGAGCTGATCGGCCTGCGTGAGTACGCCCGCCGGCGAGGCGTCACGCTCGGGGCAGTGCAGAAGGCGATCCGCGCGGGACGGATCACGCCGATCGAAGGCAAGATCGACCCCGAGGTCGCGGACATTCAGTGGCAGCGCAACACGAACCCGGCGCGCTCGAGCGGCACCGCGTCGACGGCCCCGATCGCGCCGCGTGCACCGGCCAGCCGCAGCGACTCGGGTGACGGCGGGACCGACGATGGTCCGCGCCTGGTCGATGTCCGGGCGCGGCGAGAACAGGCGATGGCCGAGCTGGCCGAGCTCGAGCTTGCCGAGAAGCGCGGCGAGCTGGTGTCGGCGCAGGCGATCGAGCGGGCGCTGGGGACGAAGATCCTGTCGGTGCGCGAGTCGCTCGACACGCTGGCCGATCGGATCACGCCGCTGCTCGCGGCCGAGACGGACCCTGCGAAGGTGTACGCGCTGCTGCGCACCGAGATCCGCCAGGTGCTCGCGCAGCTGTCGAGCGAGAGCCGCGGGCCGGCGGCGGTGCAGTGAGCGGGACGGTCGACGCCTGGCAGCTGGTCGACCGGCTGTTCGCGGCGCACCTGTCGCTGCCGGCGCTGATGTCGGTCGACGAGTGGGCGGACGCGCATCGCATCCTGCCGCGCGAGACGAGCTCGGAGCCAGGCCCGTGGCGCACGGACCGCACGCCCTACATGCGGCAGATCCTGCGGGACCTGTCGGACGCATCGAACGCAGCGGAAGTCGTGCTGATGTGCGGCACGCAGCTCTCGAAGAGCGAGAGCGGGTTGAACTGGGCCGGGTACGTGATCGACCACGTGCCGGGCCCGATGATGGTGATCCAGCCGACGGTCGACCTGGCCAAGCGGTACTCGAAGCAGCGCATCGCGCCGATGATCCGGGCGTGCCCGGTGCTGGGCGGCAAGGTGCGCGAGAGTCGGTCGCGGGACAGCGGGAACACCACGCTGCTCAAGGAGTTCGTCGGCGGCCTGGTGGTGATCACGGGCGCGAACAGCGCGGCGGGCCTGGCGTCGATGCCGTGCCGGTACATCCACGCGGACGAGGTCGACGACTATCCGCTCGACGTGGATGGCCAGGGCGAGCCGCTGCAGATCGCGACGGCGCGGCAGGACACGTTCGCGCGGCGCAAGCTGCTGGTGACGAGCTCGCCGAAGCGAGCGAAGGGCACGTCGCTGATCGAGGCGCGGTACGAGGCGGGCACGCGGTGCCGCTACCAGGTGCCGTGTCCGCACTGCGGGCACTTCCAGGAGCTGGTCTGGGCGGGCGAAGAGGATAAGCCCGGGCTGCGGTTCCGCGACGATGACGCAGCGACCGCGGCCTACGTGTGCTCGGGCTGCGGCGTCGAGATCGAAGAGCACCACAAGACGGCGCTGCTGGCCGGCGGGGTTTGGGTGGCCGAGCAGCCGGATGCGGCGGTGCGCAGCTACCACCTGTCGTCGCTCTACTCGCCGCTGGGGTGGTTCAGCTGGCGGCGGCTGGTCGCCGAGTACATCGTGGCGCGCGCTGCGGCGACGCGCGGCGACCCGCAGCCGTACAAGACGTGGATGAACACCCGGCTCGCGCAGACCTACCGAGAGGAGGGGGCGCGGCTGGAAGAGCACCGCCTGCGCGAGCGCGCCGGCGAGCGGCGCCTGCAGATCGTGCCGGCGTCGTGCCTGGTGCTGACGGCGGGCGTGGACACGCAGGACAACCGGCTCGAGGTCAACGTCTGGGCATGGGGCCCGGGCGACGAGTGCGGGATCGTGGACACCCAGCAGATCTGGGGCGATCCCTCGCAGACCGAGCGGATGCCGGGCGGACAGCCCACGGTGTGGGAGCGGCTCGACGCACTGCTCGAGACCCGCTACCGGCACGAGGGCGGGAACACGCTGGGCGTCGAGGCGGTGGCGATCGACACGGGCGGGCACTGCACGCACGCGGTCTATGCGTACTGCAGGGGCCGGCATGCTCACCGCACGCGGGCCGGTGGCGTCGAGTGGGTGCGACGCACCTACGCGATCAAGGGCATGGATCGGCCGGGGATGCCGGTCAAGGGCAAGGCCAGCCCGGTCGACGTCAACTGGCGCGGCGGAGTGGTCAAGGCGGGCGTGAAGCTGTGGATGGTCGGGGTCACCGCCGCGAAGGACTGGTGGCACGCCCACCTGCGGAACAAGGAGCCCGGGCCCGGGTTCGTGCACCTGGCCGCGGACCTGCCGGACGAGTGGTACCAGCAGATGACGTCGGAGCAGCGCGTGATGGCGCGCACGGCGCGCGGGCAGCGGTTCGTCTGGGTGAAGGATTCGGGCAAGCGCAACGAGGCCTGGGACTGCGCGGTGTACGCGCTGTTCGCAGCCCACGCGCTCGACCTGCACCGGTTCACGGACGCGATGTGGCGGCGACTGCGCGAGCGGATCGCGCCGATGCAGGCGGATCTGCTGACGCAGCCGTTCGTGGCGCCAGCAGCAGAGGGCACCGCAGAGCCGGCGCCCGAAGAACAGCAGGTGCCCGCCGAGGGTGCTGCGCCGGATGGCCAGGCCGCGGCGCCTGCGCCGGCGCCGGTGGCAAAGCCGCGGCGCGCGGCGGTGCGGCAAGACGACGGCCTTGGCCGCGGCGACTGGAACGAGAGGTTCTGATGACCCTGCAGCAAGCACAAGCCCAGCTCGACGCCTGGCTGGGGGCAAGCCTCGCGCTCGCCTCGGGCAAGGAGCACAGCATCGGCGAACGCCGGCTGCGTTTCGAGGACGGCGCCGAGGTGCGCGCCCAGATCGCGTTCTGGCAGTCGCGCGTCAACGCGCTGACCGCCGCCGCGGCGGGCGTCTCGTCCGGAAGCGCGCGCTATGCCGTCGCGGACTTCTCGGGTCGGTGATGCCTGACAGCATCGTCGAGCGCGCGATCCTGGCGGTCTCGCCCGCATGGGCGCGCCGTCGCGCGTGGGCCCGCGCGTGGGTGGCGCACTACGAGGCGGCCACGCCCAGCCGTGCGCGCCCCGGCAAGCGGGAAGGCGCGAGCGGGAACGTCGCGGTCGCGCGCGGCGGCCGGGCGCTGCGCGAGCTTGCGCGCTCGCTCGAGCAGAACCACGACCTGGCGCGCGGCGTGCTCGACGTGCTGGTGCGCAACACGGTCGGCACGGGGATCGGCGTCGAGCCGCAGCCGCGGATGACGGGGCGGCGAGCGCCGATCAACGACGATCTGGCCTGGCAGCTCTCGCAGCTCTGGCGCGACTGGTGCCGCCGGCCCGAGGTCACCTGGCAGCACGACCAGGGCGCGGCCGAGCGTCTGATGGCGCGCACCTGGTTCCGGGATGGAGAGGTGCTCGCTCAGCGGATCAAGGGTGCCGTGCCGACGCTCGACCACGGGACGCGAGTGCCGTACTCGGTGGAGATGCTCGAGCCCGACATGCTGCCGATGGACCTGAACCGCCAGGCGGGGCCGGTCACGAACGCGATCACTATGGGCGTCGAGACGAACGCCTGGAATCGGCCGGTGGCGTTTCACGTCTACAAGCGCCACCCGGGCGAGCTGATGCAGATCGTCACGGCGGCGGACGTCAAGCGCATGCCGGCCGAGGCGATGGTGCACCTGAAGTCGATCGACCGGATCGGGCAGCTGCGCGGGGTGTCGATCTTCGCCTCGGTGCTGACCAGGCTCGAGGACATCAAGGACTACGAGGAGTCGGAGCGCGTCGCCGCGAAGATCGCCGCCTCCATGGCCGCGATGATCGTGAAAGGCGCGCCCGAGCTGTACGAGCCGCCGACGACCGCCGACGGCGATTCGGAGCCCTCGCGCACGATGCGCTTCCGGCCGGGCATGGTGTTCGACGACCTGCGCCCGGGCGAGCGCGTCGAGACGATCGACACCAGCCGCCCGAATCCGAACGCGCTGCTATGGCGCCAAGGGCAGCTGCGCGCGGTGGCGTCGGGGACGAACGTCAGCTACAGCAGCGCCGCGAAGGACTACAACGGCAGCTACTCGTCGCAGCGTCAGGAGCTGGTCGAGCAGTGGGGTGCGTACCAGATCCTGTCGCACGAGTTCATCTCGCGGGTCACGCGGGTGATGTACGAGGACATGGTCGACATGGCGCTCGCCGCTCGCCTGGTCACGCTGCCCGATGGGCTCGATGCCTCGACAGTGAAGGACGCGGTGTTCATGGCGCCGCAGATGCCGTGGATCGACCCGAAGAAGGAAGTCGAGTCGTGGGCACTGCTCGAGGACCGGGCGTATGCCTCCGGCCCGGAGATCATCCGCAAGCGCGGCGCGAACCCGATGGACGTGCTGGATCAGCAGGCGCGGTGGCTGCGCGAGAAGAGCACGGCGGGCGTGCCGGCTGCGGACGCGGGCGCTACGCCCGCGGCGCCCGCGCTAGCCGACCCAGAAAGCGATGAGCCGGCAGCGCCGGCGCTCGAACAACAGAACTGAAGGCGAACGAAATGGCTGCAGCCGAGCTCTACGCGAACGGGAAGCTGGTCTCGGACGACAATCCGTTGCCGACTGGTGGCGGCACCGTCCAGGCGGTCCCCGACTTCCAGTCGCCCGTGGACTTCCTGACGGCGTACAGCAGTTTCGCCGGCGTCGCTTCGGGCGACATCATCACGAAGAAGAACACCTCGAACGGTCAAAGCATCATGGCGCTGATCGGTTCGGTGCTCGATGTCGGGACCGACTCCAAGGTGGTCCTCGACCGGCCAGTGGTGCAGCCGTGCGCGCTGGAAATCGAAGCGAGCATGATCCGGGCGCGGCACAAGTTCGCGACTCTGACCCTGTTCGCAAACGACGAGGTCAACGGGGAAGACGTCGTCCCCGGGCCGATCAATATCGTGACGGTCTACCAGAGCAATGCCGATCTTGGTGCCGCGTATAGCGCGGTGGCCGGCACGATCCTCACGGTGGTCCTAGAGACGGCGCTGCCTGCGGACGGCGAGAATGGCGCGGTCTACCTGTCGGACTGGGTGCACGTCGACGGGCTGGTCGACAACCGCCTGAACTACTGCAACCTCGCGATCAAGTACATCAGCCCGGACCGCAAGACGATCACCTGCGGGTTCAGCGACGAGAGCGCGCTGCCGTCGATCGCGGCGACGTACTCGCCGTCGCTGGGCACCTGCAAGCTCTACCTCTACAACAACATGGGCGGCGCGCACGACGGCGCGGGCTTCCGCTTCACCGGCACCAGCGCCACGCAGGCCGCGCTGGTTTCGATCTTCGGCGGCGGCGACGTGCAGGTCAGCGGCACGCTGATCGGCGATCACCGAGTAGCCGTCGCCTCGACCGATCGCGTCGTCACCGCGGGTGCGACCTTCGGCAACGGCGAGATCAAGGCGTCGAGCCGCTACCGCATCGAGGCCCGCCCAAATGACGTCGCGTTCTTGGGCAAGGCGAACGACGCCAACGTCGGCTGGTCGCACTACGCCACGCGCACGGCGGTCAAGCCGGCGCACCAGAAGGGCTTGCGCCCGCGCTTCCGGCTGGTGACCGCGCCGAGCGCCACGCGGCCGGTGGCGAAGATCATCAGCATCGCGAAGTCGGGCACCACGACGTGGACGGTCACGCACGACGGCGCCTACACGTTCCAAACCGGCCAGTACGTCACGACGAAGGGCAATCGGGACATCACGAACTTCCCGAACATCACCACCCCGACGATCATCACGGTCCTGTCGCCGACGACGTTCACCCTCGTCAGCACGACCGGCACCGCCACCGGCTACGGCGGCTCGGTCATCCTCGCCAACGGCGGCGTCGATCAGCAGGGTGCGATCGGGCAGAACGTGCAGAGCGCGACGCTCGACGCCGCGACCGGGTGGCTGACGCTGATCGGAAACACGAACTGGTCGAGCGTGGTCTTCGGAGACTATGTCGAGCTGCACGGTCTGCGCGTCGACCTCACCGGCGCGGACCTGGGCGTGGATGGCTGCTGGGAGACTGCGAACGTCGCGACGAACGCGCTGGTACTGATGCCGGTGTTCGACATCACGGGCGCCCGCGCAAGCCCGGCGCCTGCGCCGTTCGCGTCGACCAACTGCGGCGGCACTGTGATCGTGCGGACGACGCTGCGCGCGCACGACATGATCCTGGAGTCGTACAACGAGTCGCGCGTGGTGGTGGATGGTGCGGGCACTGCGCGGCTCGACAAGGCGATCCCAGTGCGAATGGTCGCCAACGATGCTGGCGGAACGAACCAGAACGTCGCGCTGACGGCCACCACCGTCTCAGGCAACACCGCGGTCGACGCCGCGATGCCCAACCCGGTCGCCGTCGGCGGCCGTGCCAGCAGCTCGAACATCACCGCCATGAGCGCGGCGGGCGACCTGGTCGCGCAGCTGATGACGATGATCGGCGCGGCGGTCAACAAGCCTTACTCGATCCCCGAGGCCGACTGGCAGTACACCGGAACGCTGAGCACCACCACCTCGACCCCGATGCAGGCGGCGGGCGGCGCGGGCATCAAGAAGTACTGCACGGGCCTCAACTACCAGAACACGAACGCGACCGCGACGGTCGTTAACGTGCTGCGCGGCACGACCGTGATCCACACGTTCAGCGCAGCAGCGTCGATGGCCGCGCCGGTTCCGCTGACCTTCCCGACTCCGCTGCAGACCGCCGCCAACGAGGCGCTGAACATCCAGTGCGTGACGGCTGGCGCCAACGTGATCGTCAACTCCCAGGGGTACACCGCACCATGACGCCGCTCACCTTTACCGTCATCGAGATCGCTCCGCAGGACGGGTACGCCATCGTGCGTGTCCAGGTCGGCTCGACCACGCCGGACATCACGGTCGGCGACGCCTTCGGCATGGCCGTCACGACCGAGATCGCGGCGCTCAACGTCGTCGGCGAGCCGTTCGTCGCGGCGTCTTCCGCCCCCGAGTGATGACGCTGTACGGCACAACCTGGCCGCCCGCGGCGTAACGCGGCTCGGCCAGCAGAACACCCTTCGACAGGACGCACACACATGCCCCACGCAGCGACTCCCGCCGCGCCCGGCCAGCGCTGGTACGCCTTCCGCGCCGCCGCCGCCGACGACACGACCGAGGTCCTGATCTACGGCGACATCGGCGACTCGTGGTACGACGACTCGGTCACCGCCGCGCAGTTCGTCAAGGACTTGCAGGCGATCGACACCGCCAACCTGGTCGTGCGCATCAACTCGTTCGGCGGATCCGTGCCCGACGGCCTGGCCATCTACAACGCGCTGCGGCGCTACCCCGGCACGGTGACGGTCGGCATCGACGGCGTCGCGCTGTCGATCGCCTCGCTGATCGCCATGGCCGGCAAGACGATCACCATGGCCGAGAACGCCATGATGATGATCCACGCCCCGTGGACAGGCGTGCTCGGCAACGCGGCCGAGATGCGCCGCCAGGCCGACCTGCTCGACCGCTTCGCGGCGTCCATGGCGTCCAGCTACACGGCCAAGAGCGGCATGAGCGAGGCCGACGTGCTCGCACTGCTGCAGGACGGCGACGACCACTGGTACAGCGCGGCGGAAGCCGTTGCGGCCGGGTTCGCCGACGAGATCACCAGCGCGGTCGAGGCGATGGCCTCGGCCCGCTTCGACCCGAAACGCTTTCGCAGCGTCCCCGCGGCAGCCGCCGCATACATGGCACTCAAGGAGCAATCCATGCCGACTCTGAACCCGGCGGCCCAGAACCCCGCCACCCCGGCCGTCTCGACGGCCACCGCCGCTCCGGCCGCCGGCTACGTCCGCGGCGCGACCGAATCGACCGAGATCCGCGGCATGTTCGCTGCGTTCAAGGGCCGCGAGGGCGTCGACGACATGCTGGTCGACGTGCTGGCCAACCCGGCCGTTACGCCGGAGGCCGCGAGCCGCCAGCTGCTCGCCCACCTGGGCAAGGACGTGACCCCGGCGCGCCCGGCCGGCTCGCACCCGCAGGTCGCGACCCTCGAGGACGAGACCGACAAGCGCCGCGCCGCGGTCAGCGCCGCGCTGCTCGTGCGTGCCGGCGTGGCCAAGCCCGACGGGAACCTGGCCGCCAACCCGTACCGCGGCGCGCGCCTGCTCGACCTGGCGCGTGCGTCCCTGCAGCGTGCGGGCACGCGCACCGACGGCATGAGCCCGATGGAGCTCGTCGCGGCTGCGTTCACGCAGTCGACCAGCGACTTCCCGGTGCTGCTCGAGAACACGATGAACAAGTCGCTGCAGATGGCCTACGCCACCGCGGCCGACACCTGGTCGCGCTTCTGCGCCACCGGCTCGGTGAGCGACTTCCGCGCGAGCAACCGCTACCGCGTCGGTTCGCTGTCGAACCTCGAGGTCGTGGGCGAGCTCGGCGAGTTCAAGAACAAGGCGATCCCGGACGGCGAGAAGTCCTCGATCACCGCGACGACCAAGGGCAACATCATCAACCTGTCGCGCCAGGCCGTCATCAACGACGACCTGCAGGCGTTCGTCGGCCTGTCCTCGATGATGGGCCGCGCGGCGCGCCGCACCATCGAGGCGGACGTCTACGCGCTGCTGGCGCTGAACAGCGGCAACGGCCCGACCATGGGCGACGGCAAGGCGCTGTTCCACGTGGATCACGGCAACCTGGCCGCCTCGGGCGCCGTGCCGTCGGTCTCGACGGTCGACGCCGCGCGTGCCGCGATGGCGATGCAGCGGGATGTCTCGGGCAACGACTACCTGGACCTGCGTCCGACGGTGGGCCTGTTCACGGTCGCGCAGGGCGGCAACGCCCGCGTCATCAACGGTGCGGTCTACGACCCGGATGCGCCGAACAAGCTGCAGCGCCCGAACATGGTCGCGGGCCTGCTCGCCGACATCATCGACTCGCCGCGCGTGGCGAGCACCAGCTGGTACCTGTTCGCCGATCCGGCCCAGGCGCCGGTGATCGAGGTCGCGTTCCTCGACGGCGTGCAGGAGCCCTACCTCGAGCTGCAGAACGGCTTCGAGGTCGACGGCGCCCGCTACAAGGTGCGGCTCGACTACGGCGTCGCCGGAATCGACTTCCGCGGCGGCTACCGGAACCCGGGCGCCTGAGCGGCGAACGGCTGACGAGACAACCCTGGGCCGCCTCGCGCGGCCCTTTCAACTTCTAGGAGCCTTCCATGGCCAAGAACTTCGTTCAAGACGGCGCGACCGTCGAGGTCACCGCCCCGGCGGCGATCAGCTCGGGCGCCGGTGTCCTCATCGGCAACCTCTTCGGCATCGCCCTGCACGATGCCGCCTCGGGCGCCCCGCTGCGCATCCGCACCGAGGGCGTCTTCGAGGTCGCCAAGACCTCGGCGCTCGCGATCGCGGTCGGCGACCGGCTCTTCTGGGTGCCCGGTTCGAGCGTGGTCAACAAGACCACGACCTCGCAGGTGTGCGTGGGCGTCGCGGTCGGTGCCGCGGCGAACCCCTCGCCGACGGTGCTGATGAAGCTGGCGCCGGTCGCCGGCACCCCGTCGGGCACCTGACGCGATGAGCGTGCTGGCGCGGCTCGATGCGTCGTGGCTGGCGTTCGTGGCGGCCGGGTACACCGTGCCCGCGTCATGGACCCCGCCCGCCGGCGAGCCGCTGCCAGCGCAGGTGATGTTCGACACCCCGGGCGAGACAGTGCTCGGGGATGTGTCGACGAACGACCGCGCGATTCGATACCGGGCCGCCGACTGGCCCGGCCTTCAGGCGGGCATGACGGTGACTGTGGACGGCATCTCATGCCGCGTTCGCAGCGTGCTCCCGATCGACGATGGCATGACGCTGCGCGCTGAGATCGTGCGCTTCTAGCCACAAGGAGAAGAAGATGCCCGTTTCCAGGCTGCTCAATGCAGCATCGGCCCCGACCGCCGGCCCGGCGGTGACGGTAAACCTGGTCACCGGCGCCGAGCAGCAGCGCCCGCAAACTTTTCAGGCGACGCTGCTGGGCACGGGTACCGTGTCCGCCGGCGTGACGATCGAGGCGACGAACGACTCTATCGGCTGGGTGCAGATCGGGGTCATCACGCTGACCGGCACCGCGCTCGCAAGCGACGGCTTCGCGATGGAGGCGTCCTGGGACACCGTCCGCGCGCGGCTGACCTCCATCACCGGCACGCAGGCAGCGTGCACGGTGACCATGGGGTACTGACGCCATGGGTGTATCGCTGAATACGGGTCGTGGGGCGCGGCTTCCGGTGGCGAAGTTCGCACTCGATGCCTCGGGCAACGTGGCGGGGATGGTGGGGCCGGATCAACGCCAAATCCGTTATGACCGCGCTGCGGCGCTTGGCCGGGCGAAGCGTGTCATGTGGCGCGGCAACCTCCTAACGGACTGGAATTACTCGCTACTCGGATCGAACACGATCACGTCTGCCAACGACACTGCGGACGGCCTGTACGCGGGTGGCGAGATCGTCACCATGACGCAGGTAACGACCGGCTCGGGGAACAAGAACGCCTTGCACAGCGCGCGCATCCTGCCGCCTATGCTGGGTGCGAACGTGCCGTGGTTTGTAACTGGCGAAATGAAGGTTCCGACAAGTCGTTTTGCGACGGTTACGCTGAACGACGGCGCATCGACGAGCCTCATCTACGCGCAGGTAGGGCCTGCAAACTTAGTAACTCTTGCCGCGCCTGACGGGACGACCGTCACGTCAACGCCGACTGGATTCGATCAGAACACATGGCACCGCATAACTGCTGTGGCGCTGCCGACCGGCGCTACGACTGGCTCGCTACGACTTTACCTGCACTACAAAGACACGACCGAAAAGCGCGCATACATTGGGGCCGTACCGTACAGCAACAGCGTGTTGCCAATTAGGGTTTCAGTAACGCAGGACTGGACAGCGGCTAATGCGCTGCTGCTGACAAAGTTCGTTGCCGCCGAAGTTCACGGCGTGATGGTGGGCACGTCGCTAGAAGCGGGGTACGTCGGATGGGCTCCGTCTCCAGAAAGCGCGAGGACGTTCGCATTGACGCCGTACAACGCAATGCGCAACCCCGCCGCGCTGCTCGCGCAGCAGTTGAACGGTGACGATGAATACATGCTCAACCATGCGATGGGAGGCCACCGCATCGACCAGATGTCTGCCGATTGGTCGGATTGGGTGCTTGCGCTGGCACCCCGCCTCGTCGTCCTTGGCTCACCGACGAACAGCATCGCCGCGTCGCTGAGTGACGGCAACCCGACCGCGTATATGGCGACGGCCCGTGCGCAATACCTTGCAATGTGCACCGAGGCTCTGTCGTCCGGCGCAGCGGTACTCGCTATCGGCGCCGAGCCTCGACACGACACGACGATCGTATCGCTCGGCCTTGCGACGTTTGCGGAGCGCGCCCTGTCCTGGAATGCCTGGGCGAAGGCGACGCTCGCGCCGCTCGGCGTCGCGGTATGCGACACATGGACCGATCTCGTCGATCCATCTGCCGCGAATCAACTCGTGGCGTGGGCGAACGCGGGTGACAACGTGCACTTCTCCTGGCGCGCGCAACGGCTGCGTGCACGGAGGCAAATGGAAGCCTTTGCCAAATAGCTTCCTGCGCATACCGCGGATAAAAATGCCGCCATGACCGTTAAATGGCGTCGCGTCGGCTGTAACCGTTCCGGTCTTCAGGCGGGAATGACGGTGACTGTGGACGGCATTTCCTGCCGTGTGCGCAGTGTGCTCCCGATCAACGATGGGATGACGCGGCGTGCTGAGATCGTGAGCTTCTAGCCACAAGGAGAAGAAGATGCCCGTTTCCAAGCTGCTCAATGCAGCATCGGCCCCGACCGCCGGCCCGGCGGTGACGGTAAACCTG